AAAAGGTATTAAGTAAATTAACTGGTTCTAAAGGACAAAAAGTAATAGTTGCATTTAATGCTAACCAAGAATCAAAAACAACGGTTGATGATATCCCGTTAAATGACGCACCAGACCACTATACATACTTAAGCGAAGAATGTTTAAGAAAAATAATGCTCGGACACAACGTTACAAGTCCGTTGCTTTTCGGTATTGCTTCGACTAACGGATTTAGTTCTAACGCGGATGAGTTGCAGAACTCTTTTATCCTATTTAATAATATGGTTATTAAGCCATTCCAAGACGAAATATTAGAAGCATTTGATAAGGTATTAGCGTTTAATGGAGTTTCGTTAAAGTTATTCTTTAGGACTTTAAAACCTTTAGAATTTACCGATTTAGAAAACGCTACAACGCAAGATCAAGTAACCGAAGAAACAGGCGCAGACGCAACGGAACTTAAAGCACAAAAAAACGAAAAACAATTAGCAATTATTTTAGACAACCTAAAAGGCGAAGTTGTAAACGAAGAATGGGAAAAAGTGGACGAGCGTAAATTTTCGGACGACAACGAACCAATCGAAGAATGGGCAACGCGTTTAATTAAACCTAAACAATCATTAGCCGAAAAGTTAAGTTCTTTTATTAAGAGTAAGCAAAACGGATTTAGCTACCTTGACAAGTCAATTTACAAAGTTAGGTATAGATATTCGGAATGGTACAAAAAAGAAAATCAACGCGATTTTTGTTCTATAATGATGTCAAGAACTGCAAACGGTGTTGTGTATAGATTAGAAGACATAGACGCAGCAAGTAGAGCAGGAGTAAATGAAGAATTAGGACATAAGGGAGAACCTTACGATTTATTTAGGTTTAAAGGTGGGGTAAATTGCGGACATTATTGGACTGAAGAACTTTTTAGGTTAAAGAAAAAAACGGACGGAACGTACTACGAAGACAAAGCGTTATCAAGTTCGGAACAAGTTGCTACAATTCCTAATTCGTATATGCCTAACCCAAGAGGTTCAGCAGACGCAGTTATTCCACCTTTTGATATGCCAAATCACGGACACCACCCTAATTATAAAAAAGATTAAAAATGCCAGAAGCGTTACTAATTACTCGAGATGATTTAGTTCGATTTACCGCAACTAACGGAAATATGGACACGGACACTTTTATTCAATGGATTAAAGTTGCTCAAGACATCCACATTCAACAATACACAGGTACGGAACTATTGAACAAAATTAAAACGGACATCGTAAATAATACTTTAGCGAATCCTTATACCGACTTGGTAGAAATCTATTTAAAACCTATGTTAATCCATTGGGCAATGGTCGAATTCTTGCCTTTTCAAGCGTACACAATCGCGAACAAAGGAATATTTAAACACTCAAGCGAAAACGCACAAAACGTAGATAAAAACGAAGTTGACTTCTTAATAGACAAACAAAGGTATTTAGCGCAAAACTACACCGAGCGTTTTATTCAATATATGGCATTTAGTGGTAATACTTTCCCTGAATACTATACAAACACGAACTCGGATATTTACCCTAACACGGATTCAAACTACACAGGATGGGTAATATAAAGAAACCATACACGCCTAAAAAAGCGAACATAATTAAGTTAAAAAAGTTAATAAAGAAACTGGAAGAAAATGGAAAATAATTGGGGACAAGGTGCGATAAATAATGAAGTTGGTTGGGGACAAGCAGCACGAAATGGATTCGAAATTGGTTGGGGTTCTTATATGTTTTTAAGTTATTCAGGAAAAACTAACATAACGGGTAAACTATGAAACCACATATTAACGGAATAGCATTACTATATTTTATTCTCGGATATGCGGGTACTCTATGCGCACTTTTTGAAAGTTCTTATTTGTTTTTTAAATTATTTGCGTTGGCTTTTGCTTGTCTTTTGACTTATCAACTACTCACACAAATAAATAATGAAAACTAAACTATATCTTATTCTTCTTTCGATACTATCAATTCTTGCGCCAGTTAAAGGAATGGTTGCAATCACGGTTCTTTTTATTTGGATAGACCTTTTTGTAGGTATATGGCGAAGCACTAAATTAAAGTTGCCTTTACGCTCAAGAGGATTCGCACGAACAATATCGAAGACCTTGCTTTATGCAGGTGCGATAGTATGTACTTTCTTCCTTGAAAAGTACATTTTAGAAGACATAATAGGTATGTTTATTTCAGTTGATTTAATCCTGACAAAAGCATTTACGTTTTATTGCGTTTTCACGGAGTTAAAAAGCATTAACGAGAGTTACTTTGACGTTACAAAAAAAGACGTTCTAAAGTCATTTAAAGAGTTTTTAACCGCTAAAAAACAAGAATGGGATGAGTTCAAATAAATTAGATATTCAAAAGATAGTACAACACCGATTAAGCAAAGACCAATTCTTTGAAGAACAAAGCGAAAAGAAACAAATCTATTTACACCACACCGCAGGGAATGGAAACGCAGAAGGAGTTGCACGTTTTTGGAATAGTAATGATTCAAGGATAGCTACTGCCTTCGTAATAGGCGAAAACGGAACGATAGTACAATGTTTCAGTTCAAAGCATTGGGCTTGGCATTTAGGTATTGACGCAGAAGACTTTACTAAAATGGGTGCGAAATATCAAAACCTAAATAAATGTTCGGTTGGTATCGAAGTGTGTAACTGGGGACCATTAAAAGAAAAAAACGGAAAGTTTTATAACTATGTAAATGCGGTTGTTAATCCGTCTTACGTTACGACTTTAGAAGCACCATACAAAGGTTATTTGCATTGGTACAAATACACGGACGCGCAAATAGATTCAACGCGACAATTAGTTGAGTACCTTTGCGAAACTTACAATATACCTAAAGACTACCGAGAAGAAATTTGGAGTTTAGATAAAGCAGCTTTTAACGGAGAACGTGGAATATTTACCCATAATTCAGTTCGTAAAGACAAAGCAGATATTTACCCGTGTCCGAGAATGATACAAATGCTTCAAAGTTTATGATTAGAATAATAGCTATTTTAAGCGTTTTAACGCTACTTTCGTGTTCAAGTGAACGCAAAGCACAATACCACTACAAAAAAGCTCTTAAACACGGGCTAAAGGTGGTAAATGACACGGATACAATACGAATAACTACCATTGATTCAATCCCAGTTATAAAAAATGATACGATAGTATGGGAAAAGTTTATAACAACAAAGGACACAATTATAAATTATAAGAATATTTACGTTCCTAAAACTCGTTGGCAAACACGAATTGAGTATAAAGAACGAGTAAAGACACTTCGGATTGAAGGTAAAACAAAATGGAAGACTGCAAAAGCGGTTCAAGTAGTGAAATATCGTACAAATTGGTGGGTTGTTTTGATTGCTTTTGTACTTGGTTTTGTTATTAGGTTCATCCTAAATTCTACTTTTATTTCGCGAGTTCGACTTTTCTTCCGATATTTCGGGCAAATTTAACGTTATGAATTTAATTAAACACGGACGAAACGTCCACGAATTGCAACTTGAAGGCAAACAAGTTCACGTTGCTATACTTTCGGACATACATTGGGACAATCCTAAATGCGATAGGCAATTACTTAAAAAACACTTGGACTTTTGTAAGGACAACGACATTCCTGTAATTATTAACGGGGACTTTTTTTGTTTAATGCAAGGTCGAGGCGATAACAGAAGAAATAAAGAGGACGTGAGACCAGAACACAATAACGCTCGATATTTGGATTCGATTGTTGAAACTGCTTCGGAATGGTTTAAACCATATGCAGATATTATAAAGGTTATCGGATATGGAAATCACGAAACAGGAATAATTAAGTATCAAGAAACGGACTTGCTACAACGATTCGCAGACCTATTAAACTATAAATGTAACTCAAGCATTCAAGTAGGCGGTTATGGTGGTTGGTTGATAATTCGTCAAATAGTACATACGAATACTGGAGTATCAACTAAAGTTAAATACTTTCACGGAAGCGGTGGTGGTGGAATAGTTACTAAAGGCGCATTGAACCTAACGCGAGCGTTAGAGATGTACGAAGATTTTGATGTTTTCGCAATGGGACATATACACGAAAATTCAAGCCGAAATGATGTTAGAGAAACTTTACACCATAATAGCAAGCAAGGTTATTCAGTAAAGCAAAGACAATTACACCTTATGCTAACTGGAACTTATAAAGAAGAATACGAAGAAGGCGCACACGGTTGGCACGTTGAACGTGGCGCACCACCGAAGCCATTAGGCGGAAGAATCCTAAAAATAGAAATAAAAGAAATCAATGGTGCTATGATGAAAAACATTGATAGTTTCAAATTTCCTTTGTAAGTTTGCACATAGCGTTTTTAATTAGGGGGTAGCAATACCCCTTTTTTTATGTCTATATGCTTATATTTCAATGCTTTATTTAAGTTTACACGCTTATTTTCTTATTTAGAATGATTATAAATTATTGAAAAGTGAAAAAAAATTGTTAAAAAGTTTGGTAGATTGAAACTTAGTATTTATATTTGCGTATGATTATTAACGAAACAATTAAAAAAAACGCTATGAAAAAAGATTTAACATTTACGGAAATCCAAAAAACTATCGAAACTTGGATTATTGACACCAATTTTGATTTACAACAAGATTGGAACGAAGAAAAAGAAAAAATGTTTATTCAGTTACAATGCTTATTAACTATTAAAAGCAATTTGGATAACATTGAAAATTTAGGGGGACAAATTTTCTCAAGTTCAATTAAAAAATAATTAAAAACGCTATGACACAAGAAATGATTAACGAGATTTTAGCTTACGAACAGGAGTTAAGAGAAATACACCGAGAGTTTCAAGATACTTTCGGACATTTAGACGAAGCAACGAAACGAGCATTTACTGCTTGGAATACGATTGACGAATTAATTAACCGCTTAAACTTACACGATGAAACGTTTTAAATTTTACAACCAGTTAGATAAAGAAGGACAAATGATGTTTGATGCCATTATTGAGTTCGGAATGCTTATAGGAATCGTAGCAGGTTCGCTTTTATTAATCGCTTATTTTGTTATATTATGATTGATTCACTTAACTACCCTTTCTGCTATTGGGAAGCAGATAACTACTACGGAGAGATAATTTTTGAAGTAGAAAAATATTTAGAAGACGAAGAGGTATGCTATCGCGTAATTTTAAATAGTTACGTCTTTTGGCAACAAGTCGGAGAAATAGAATTAGAGTACATTCCAACTGAAGCAGATTTACAAGAAATCGAAAGCGCATTAGACGACAAGTTGAATGAATACCTGATAGACGAATTAGAACGAGAACACGAACTTTATTTAATACAAGAAGAATATGAAAAAGGAAAACAATCAAGAAGGGAGTATTGATTTAATCGACCAAGTTCGCTGGTGGACGAGTGGCGGTGGTTGGCTGCACAAAGACGGACACTTTAATTTTAATCACTATTGCAACGTAATAAAACAAAAGAATGAAAGAATACGCTATAACACACTGGATACAGGAAACACCGAAATCCAAACGCAAACGAACTACAACGATAGTTCAGGCATACGACACTAACCACGCTATTTTAGTTTTGGATATTTGGAAACCTTTAATAATTAAAATTACAACGCTATGACAACTTATTGGACAATGCGAAACGGAAATAAAATAGA